GGCCTTTTCATATTCGCGATTGAGCAGGCCAATAACGTCCTGCAAAAGGTCGGCTCTCATTAGCCAATCCTCATGGCAGAACTCAAGAGTAATAGTCACATCTCCCTCGCCGGTCTCATAATCCGCCCAGAGCGTTCCAAAGCGTGTGCCCTTGTGACGCTCGCTTTTGTAACTAAAGCCTGCAAAGCGTTCTGGTTTCTTCATGTCACATCCCCCACCCGATGATTACGTTGACGCCAATCAACAGCATCAGGGCGCCCACGATCTTCAGTTCAGCATTTAATGTCATATTTAACTCCCACTGCTTGGTAATAGGCCCGAGTAATCTCGGCCTTCACGGTCTCGTCTGTGATGTTGTTCAGGGCGAGGTGGGCAATCTTCGCCAGCGCCTCGGTAACGGTGTCGATGTAGTCGGCGGCCTCGATGCCGTCCGGGTTGATCAGCACACTCTTGCTGACGGGGTAGGCGGGGTCGATGAAAAGGTTCGTCTTCCTCAGTTTGTCCTGTATGCGGGCCATCTCAATCTCCATATCAATGTGGGCGACTTCCCCACTCTGGGGCAGAGAAGTCGCCATTTCATTAACGCAGACACGCATACGCTGTACTATTTTAAGACGCTTATCCTTCTTGCGTATTCATCTGCTCGACAATGTCGCGCATCCCGGCGTTGACAAGGGACTCGGCCCCGCCCGGGGGCACAGCAAACTCGCCAGCAAATGCGAGGTAGTTGATGCCGTCGATGTAGTTGTCGAGCTTGCCCGGCGACGACCTTACGCGCGATAGCTTTAGGGCATGCATGAAGACGTTGGCGTGGTAGGGGCTCAGGGGGCTGCCGGTGATCAATTCAAAGATCTGGCAGGCGCGGGTCATTGTCTCCGCCATGCTGCCGTACTGGGCGTCACGGTCGCGGAGGGTGAGGACGGAGTGGGTCAAGATGTCGGTGTGGTTCATTGTGGTTCTCCTACTTGCGGGTGACGGTGTCGATCTTGGCTTTTGCGTCCTTGATGACATCTGTGACTTTCTTCATTTTCTCTTCAATGTCCTTGAAGGCATTTTGCAGGCACATGAGCTTCGCGTCCATGGTGACCAGAAGCTTTGAAGCTTCGTCCTTGATTGCCTGCGCCTCAACAATTGCGGCGCGGAGCTTGTCCACCTCGACATTCACAACGTCGCCATACTCAGGCCCGAAGTTGTCCTCGCGAATGTTGCGGACCCAAGCCAAGGGCACGTTGAGGCTCTTGGCCACGCGCTCGTCGTTCCAGTCGCGGTCATAGCCCCGCGTCTCGTCGAGGTAGTGGCTGTCGATCTCGCTGAAGATAATGCGCCGGTCTTCCTTTGTTATTTCCGGCGGCAGCTTGGGGTCAAAGTTCATTAGCTTTACTCCATCATTCAATGAGGATTTCGGCTCAACCACTGCTGGCGCCGGTGCATTAAGTAAGATAGTCTTGGGCGGCTCAACCGGGGCGCGCTTTGGGTTGCCAAAGACGCGGATCAAGTCAGATTCTCTCAAAACAAAGACGCCTCTGGCATTCTTTACCCGAGATATTTTGTTGTTATTGATGGCGCGGTAGATCCGGTTCAAGTCAGCGAACCCGGCGTCTTCGGCGTCCTTGACGCTATAGAGCTTCTCCACGGGCACCTCCTGCGCGGGGATAACTTCTGGTTTTGTGGCTACAAGGTGGTCTTCGACAAGCTTCTGAAGCTCCTTGAGCCTACTCAGATCCTTCAGCTTTAACGCGGGGATCTGAACTACATTGTCCACTTGCTTGCGGCCAATCTTGTTGGACGCCACGCAGATGTTGCACATGTCGTCCCCGGCGCGATGCCCGACCGCCCAGCCGCGCTGCCTGAACTTCTTGATGGTCACCTCCGGTGGCAAATTTCCAGAGTGGGACGACGCCGCCACCTTGTCTGTCTTGCCGCACTGGCGGCAGACTATCTTGTATGCCGATGCCCGGTGGTCAGCATCAAGACTCGATCTCACGAAATGTCTGTTCATATCCATCTCCATATTTATTGTTGCCGTTGGACCTGTGGCCCAGTTCTTTGACTTTCCCGACGTAGCGATAATTTACGGAAGTGAGGCCTTGGGATTCATAGTAAGGATTATTCGCTGCATCAAACTTCTTGTAAAACTCCTCAACGATAGTGAACTCGCGCCTCTCCAGCGCATCACAGAAATCAGCAAGACCCGTTGCCGGGTACTCGCAGATGATCTGGTGGATGGGCCCACCCTTATAAGCAGGCATATTCATGGTGATGAGAAACTTCATTTACCCTCCATTTCAATTTCAATCATGCGCTTTGCTTCATCTGCGCCACGACACACGATGACCACATCGCCAATCGCCGTCAAGTACTCATGCCAGTCTTTCTGACTTTTATCTACAACGCCGCCCTTTGTGCGCTTCATCTCAATCCAGAGCTTCCACGCCGGGACATAAAGGTCAGGGACGCCAGCACTGACGCCCTCGACCTTTAGCTTGGCCGCCGTAGTGATGCTGCGGGCGCCGCCGTTGGGGATTGCAAATATTCTGACACCGTCAAAACTTTGACGGAACCACTTGACCAGCTCGCGCTGCTCTTCATGTTCTGTGGGGATACGCTCTTCGCCCATCCGATCCGTCACCAATCTTTTCTTCAAAACGGCGGCTCCATAGTCCACTCATCGCACTGATTTGCCACCTGAGTGAACTCCTCGGGCGGGTCCATGTCAAACACGCCGCAGCGCCCGTCACTTCTATAATTCATGCAGTTATAGCAGAACCGGGGCGGCCCCTTGGCGAACAACTCCTTCATCATCTTCTCATGCGCCGCTAATTCTTCTGGCTTGTCATGCCTCATGCCCAGCTCCTTTTCATCACGCGGAAGAACTTTCCGTCTTTCTTGTATTCAATAGTCTGGGGGGGCGTCCCAGTGTTCAGCGCCTTCGACATTGCATCCAAATCAGTCTCGGTCAAACTGATTTTAGCCATTGATGCAGAGCTAAGGTTGAAGATTGACTGCGCCGCTTTCTGCCCCGCGTACCCCTCATGCCTTACCGGAAAATACTCCACAATCGCCGGGTCAGAGAGGCAGCCATAGTACGACACCGCCAGCATCTCTTTACCGCTGGTGCGGCTCAAGTGCTTGCGCCAGCGCCAGTCTGTGACCTGCATCTTGCTCCCGTCCAATCCCATAATGTCGTCATGGTGAAGCTTTAACTTCTTTACCTCAATTGGAAAATCATATCCGCAAGACGGGCATTTTCTGGTGCTTGGGTGAACCAACTCAAAACAGTCCGGGCAAGCCTTTACCGGGGCTTCGCCTTCGCCAACCTTGTCTTTATTGTTTGGGGCTTTGGGCGGCTGCACCGAAGTAATGGGCCCGTGTGTGGCCACGACGCCCGCGAAGTCCAACACCATGCAATGATCCGTGTGGGACTTCGGGCGCATCCCACGGCCAGCCATCTGCACATACAGGCTGGGGCTCAGTGTAGGGCGCAGCATGGCTATCAAATCAATGTCCGGGTAGTCGAACCCTGTCGTCAAAACATTGGCGTTGGTGAGCGCCCGCAGCCGCCCTGCTTTGAAGTCTGCGAGGATCTTTTCGCGCTCCTTCTTCGGCGTCTTGCCGGTTACGCAGGCGGCGGCCACTCCCTTCTCTTCAAGCGCCATCGCCACATGGCGGGCATGCTCAACGCCAGTGCAAAAGAATAGCCAAGCCTTGCGGTCACCGGCTATATTTATGACCTCATTGACCACCGCCCTGTTCTTCGGGTCAGTGTCCACCGCCGCCTGCAACTCGCTCTCAATATACTCGCCGCCGCGCTTCTTTACGCCAGACACGTCAAGCTTCTCAGTCGTGTGCTTGCTGCGCAGGGGCGCCAGAAAGCCCTTGTAGATCAGCTCCTCAATGCTGACTGGCGTCAGCAGGGCGTCAAACATGGCGGGCTTGTCGGTGATGTAGCCGTGGCCCAGCCTGAAGGGCGTGGCGGTCAGGCCGATCACCCGAAGCGCCGGGTTGATCTTGATCAGCTCCTGAAGAAACTTGCGGTAGTCGCCGGTCTCCCTGTGATTGACCAAGTGGCACTCGTCGATGATCACCAGATCAACGTGTCCAACGTCCTTTGACTTCTTCCCAATCGATTGAATGCCAGCGAAGGTGATGGGC